TGATATTGAGTTTTGGTTAATGAATTTAATCGAACCAGATTATAACAGACTTTTAAAAGAAGTCAAGGGAAAAAGAGTATTTTTTAATGCAAGCAATATTTTTAGTTATAATAAAGTAATTTTAAAATACACATTACCAGAAATATATAAATCTTTTGATAAACTTTTTAATATTTTAGAAACGGCAGATGATTATCATTTTAGAGGTACAGTACCATTGAAAAGATGGAAAAGATGATAATAATCGCAATTAGAATTGGTGATAAGTATGGTCCAGAATACGAAGACTACTTAGAAAAGAAATTAAGTGGCAAGGGATATACACTGAAATGGATACGAGAACCATACAATCCAAAGGTAACTCTTCAATGGAACAAGATGTGGGGTATGCAACTCGACACAGAAGAACCTATTTGTGTTATGGATATTGACGTTTTGCTTCTAAATGATTATAAGAAAATATTTGATTACCCCATAAAACGAGGACAATTTCTTGCTATGCCAGGATGGTGGAGGGATACAAAGAAAAGTGGATACTATATTAATGGGGGGTTCTTTAAATATTATCCAAAAGACTGTAAATACATTTACGACAAGTTTATGGAAGATATACATTATTGGCAACAGTATTATATAAAGAATGAAACTACGAAAGGACCAGTAAACGGAGAACAATATTTTGTTGAAGACTCTGTTAAAGAGAGGTTGCAGTTGATTATGCTTCCAAAAAGTTGGTTTACTCGTTGGGTAGTAGATTCAGATATAAATTATGGCAAACCTATGATGAAGTGGAATGTCCAGATGGCAAGAAAATATAGAGAGATTACAGGGAATGAGTATGTGTATCTGGGAGGAGAATTTCATCCTGATATAAAGTTCGTTCACTTTACACACTCATCTAATAAACCACATTTATGGGCCGATTATGACAAATTCAATTAAGTTCGTTTTTATTTCAGATGATTATCGTAGAGCATGGGACAAGTATGTTAAGGGTGCTCCACGAAAGGGGCAGTATGGATGGTTAGAGTTTGATGATGATTTTAAGGAGAAATATAAGTTAGCAAGAGAACGTGAAGAGTTTATGATCCAGTATTGTCATCGATCAAAACACTCTTATATAAATGATGCATTGGGTGTTGATCAGTTTGTATATAGTATGGACAATATGGAAAAATATTACCCTGTTTTAAACTACCAATATTATCCTGAAATAGCGAGGGAGGACTTTAATGATTTAATGATGAAACGTGCTCAAGAATTAGCATCTATGGATAGAGTTATAGATGTTCTATATTCTGGTGGTATAGATAGCACAGCAATAATTCTTGCCCTGAAAGAAGTTTGTCCTAGAGATCAGTTACATATTATTGCAGGGGGAACTTCTGTCATAAGACATTATGAAAAACTCTGGGATAATTATATTTCTGGGGGATGGCATACATTGGATGAAAGTGGAAATTTATATGGACAGGCAGAACCAGATAAGCATATTTATACCAGTGGGTGCGAAGCAGACAGGTTGTTTGGTAGTGTAGGATATCCTCCTCAAGTGGATGATGCGGTACGTGATCCAGATTCTCCTTTAGGTTATAAGATTAATAGAACCAAAACTCCCAATCTTGAAGAGGATGAAGAATGGAATTATGAGATGTGGTGGACTATTACACGATATACTTTTCTTACACAATCGTTTAGATTATTACAAAATATAACTTGTAAGAAGATGGATTTAAATAATTACCAACCGTTCTTTAGAGATGCAGACATTCATAAGTGGGCAATTAATGAACATATTAACAAGAATATGTATTGGTATAATCACGGTCCACGAAGTCCAGAAGAAAAGTTTTTATCAGCAAAGATGATGCTACGAGATTTTATTGCACAATGGGATAAGGATTATGCTTATAATAAAGGCAAGACCAGACTGATGGAACAACAAGCACAGAAGGAATTCTTTTCTCCACTACCTAATAATTTTCACGTGAAGGCAATTACAGATGATGGAACTATAGTGGATAAAGATAATATTATGGAGTATTTGGTTCCAGAGGCATTAACCATATAAACACTCTGGCCATTCTTTAATATATCTTTTAAAAAGATGTTGTCTACTATCATTTTTTTTGACCCTGAAGTTGAGTTGATGACAGAGAGCAAGTTTGTCTAATGTCTTAACATGACTAAATTTCAACATTCTGCCAGAACTACAGTTATATCTGAATAGTAGTTTTTCTAATCCGTCCCATCCAATAAATCTACGTATCATACGAAACTCCCAATGAGGATCACCTATTTGCGAATGCTCCCAATCTATTAGTGCCTTAAATTTGCCATCTTCTATAATGATGTTTTCATTCCATAGATCACCATGTAGAACTACACTACCTGTTAAGTCATTTCTTATCTTATTAAATTCTTCCACTGCCTCATTAGTAAACCAATTCTCATGCTCGTTAAGGGAATTTGCAATTTTGAACATGTTGGTTTCTGGTCGGCCATTAGGTAGGAGATCATGGACGTATACTAAAGCATCTGCGAGGTCTGATATGAACTGATCATCAGGGAACCACTTAGGCATAGTTTCTCCATCTACCCAATCCATGATTTAATCTCATCATAGTTTGTAAATATTTTACTATAATCTGGATGAGGTATAATATCTTTCTTATTTTTTTCATAATACATTCCACGTATACCATAGTGTTCTTCTATTTGATACATTTCTTTTATGGGATCGTTTACAAAAGTTTTCCAATTTATGATTGGTTCTCCATTGTAATTTCTTTCTTTAAATACCTCAACATATTTTTGACGATCCATAAAATGTTCGAAATGTTCTTCTGTTGCTGTTATTGAGTTTTCTAGGGGTATTTGTCTTATATCAGGATTATAGGAAGTAAAATTTCTCTTGATGTAGTCCTGTTTTTTTGATATTACATCGAAACAAAATTGGGCTAGTATATCACGATTTTCCAAATAAATCAAGGAAAAATTACGCATAATTTTTGAAGAAATCTCTTGACTTCCGTCAAAAGATATGCTATTACGTTCTATGGTATTAGCCAATTGGAACGGCATACATTTAATAATAAAGGACGGACCATAATTTTTGAGGTATACTAATCTCTTGGTTATCTCTGCGTTGGTTAGAAGGTTTTCATTAACACTATGGTCTATATCTACAGGAGATGATTTGAGTTTATCATAATGTATTTCTTTAACTCTACCAAACCATTCACTACCAAATTCTATACCAAAAGTTTTTGATATATACCTTTGAACATAGAATGAACCAGATCTTGGGGTACATATTAAACAAAATTTAAACATCAATCCACTCCTTTATTTCATCTATATTTTTAAATTTCTTTTCATAATCTATTCCTAATCCTAATGGCATACGAATCTTGGGCCACCCTTTCTCCATAGATTCCCACATTATCCATTCTAGATTATAATCTTCCATAATTTGCCATCCCCCGTCTAGTGGGTCTTCAATAAATTTTTCATATTCTACTAGTGTCCCACCTTTTCGGGTATAGTATAAATCCCAAAATAGTTCTAATCTTTTTTTGAAGGTTAAGTATTCTCTGTATTTTGCTACCAAACTATTATCTTTTATACTATTATTTAGAGAAGAGATTTCTTCCTCATTATATACGAGGTTAATTTTTGTTCTAATCCGTGCAACATGACTTAAAAATTGTTTTAGAGTGTCCTTTCTATATAACCATACAGTATCAAATTCTGTTAATATATTGTAAATTTTTTCTTCTGGAATATAATGGGTAAGAATTTTAAGAATATGATGTTTGTTTGCGAAAGGTGCTTCTGCTATTTTTTCATAAGGATTAAATTTCAACCATGAGGTAGAATCCCATAAACCGTATTTATCGCAAAGATACCTACGGAAGTAAGTGGAGCCACTTCTACTCGTTGTCACTAATCCTAATCTATATGGTGGTTCCATCCCTTATATATATTAGTATGAAATTTGTTTATGTGACACCCGAATTTCGTCAAGCATTCAATAAATCCTCTATCGAAGAGCAGGATAAAATAACATCTTGTGGTCAACCTTCTTATTCTTTTGTAAACGATAAGGATGGGGAAGAACAATTTACTTTTGAGATGGATAGTTCCTATTATATTTCTCCTCCCTATGAGTTTAATGATAAAATGGATAATATACCTTTTTCAGAATTGATGCATGAAAGAGCAATTGAATTAAGAAATATGGATAAAACTATAGAAGTGGTGGGTGAAGATTGGGGCAATAGTTTAATTCTTCAATATTTAAAGGAAGTTTGTCCTAAAGACCAAATAAAAATACCTAGAGAAGAAAAACTACATCCTCATAATATGTTATTAGTAACTGGATTTGAATATAATCTTTTATTTCATGGTTTAAATGATATGTGGAGAGATAGGGTTAGATATTTTTTGTTGAGTCAATCTTGGCAAGTATTGTATAATTATGATGGAGATTGGATTGATATTAATAATTATCAACCGTTTTATCTTTCAGCACTATTTGAAACATGGGCCATCAATCAACACATACAAAAAAAGAAATCAGTTAGTCATTATAAAGATCCACCTAAATATAGGAGAGGAAATGTTCTTGCAATAACTTCTGAAGGTAAGGTTATATATAAAAGAAGATATCCTGTGAAGGAAAGTAATCTAGGAGATATTCAAAATGAAATGGTTTAAAATAATAGCATGGACAATATTAGGATTAGGTGTTGTATCTTTAGGATTATTTGTGGCATATTTTTTCTTGATGGCAGGACTTCCATTTTAGGGGTGTAAATTATGGCAATTAAAACTACTTTGACATTTACTAGGCCAAGTACAGACATTCCTTGGTATAAACAATCAGATAGTTTTAAGGCATATGCCTTAGAAACTTATGTAGATACGGGAAAAAGAATATTAGAAGAAAATACTGAATCAGAAGATGGACTTACTAAAACTTGGGTTACTATTATGACAGATGAAGCAAACCAAAAGGCATATGCACAAGATAGTAATGTCCAATCTTTTTTAAATGCAAGAGATTTATATTGTATCCAAAATGGTATTTCTCTAAGTAGAGAAACGGAAGAAGTATAATGGCCATTAAAAATATATTTTCTTTAACTCGACCTTCTACAAGTGTAGATTTTCCAGAGATATCTGCCACATTTATAGGAATAGCTATAGATTATGATAAGGCAGGAAAACGGAAGGTAAAGTCTAAATCTATATCAGCTGATGGACTTAAACAAACTATTGTGACAATATTTGATTCTGAATCTTCAAGGTTTGATTGGGTAGAAAATTCTACTATACAAACAGAATTAAACGCAAGGGATATCTATTGTATTGAAAATGATATTGTAATATCCCAATCAACGGAGGATATTTAATGGCAAAAATTCAGGATACTTTGATATTTACTCGGCCCAATAAGGATACCATGTTTCCTTCACAATACGGAGAACTTTACAGTGATACGATTGATCCTATTAGACAATTAATGACTGAACGTAAGGTTGAAGGAAAACGTGTTAGGAAATCTTCTACTATATCAGAAGATGGACTTAAACAAACTGTTATAGTAGAATTTGATTCTGAAGCTTCAAGAACTGAATTTTATGAAAATTCTATTTCAAAAACAGCAATAACAAACAGAGATTCTTATTGTAATGCTAAATCCATTACAATAACTGAAACAACGAAGGAGATATAAGGAGAGATCATGGTTAGATTTATGCAACCAAAGTGGTTTGAAAGACTACCAAGAACAATAGCAAAAACAATTACATGGAGAAGCTGGATGATGGTAACTAATAGTATTATTGGTTGGATCGTTACAGGTGATCCTTGGAAGGGTCTTGCAGTAGGATTACTAGCACTTGTTATTAATAGCACACTGTACATCTTACATGAGAGACTTTGGAACCGATTTGATTGGGCAAAGAAACAAACAACTGAGTTGGACAAAGTTCTCTTATAAATAATTAAAAGGAGAAAATTATGAACAAAATTCGTTGGGTGTTAGCACACGAACCTATTGAGTTATTTCTTAGGGCGGCAAAGCACTTTAAAGCAACTATGGAAGAGAAGATGCCAGGCGCAATTGACTTGGAAATCTTAACCCTTTCAGAGTATGCAGATAAGTATAAACCTGGGGAGACTATCACGAAACATGATCTTTTAGGATTAATGGAAAGTGGTGAGATAGAAATGTCCCAAATGTACACTTCTACTCTAGGACGCACACATCTAAAAGATATGTGGGCATTAGACATGCCATTCATTTTCAAAGATCATGACCATGCTAAAGATGTTCTTGAGGGTGAGATTGGGAAGTCTCTACTTGCTGATCTTAATAAAAACAGCAATGTTCAAGGCCTTGCGTTTACCTATTCGGGTGGTTTTCGTATGATCCCTGCTAACGTAGAACTTCATAAGATTGAAGATTTTGATGGACAGAAGTTACGTTGCAACAAATCTCCTATTGCAGAAGAGACTTTTAGTGCTATCGGTGCTATTCCTGTTCCTATTGAGTTGGAGCAAATCAACGAAGGTGTACAGGATGGTATTATCGTAGGTGGAGAATCAACTTATCCTCGTTTTTATGGTTTGAAACAGAATGAGTTTATGAACACTATTAATGATGCAGAACATTCATTGTTCCTAACCACCATTCTTGTTGCAAAGGACTGTTGGAACTCTCTTGATCTTGAGTTGCAATGTCAAATTGAAGAAGCATCCTTTGACGCAGCTAGGGCAGAACGTGTTTGGTCTGTAGAAGACATTGACATAGTTAAGTCCAAATGTGAGGAAGATACCATTAAGGTAGTCACCATGTCTGATGAGGAACGTCTACGTTTCAAAGAGGCAACTGAGTATATGTATGAAAAATATGATGATATGTTCTCTCCAGATCTTCTTAATAAAATTAAAACATATCATTAATGATATGGGGTTTATACACATAGAGGGGGAGCAATCCCCCTTTTTTGTTCGTTATATATAAAATATGTATAGTTTGTGCGAAATTTCTTTTGAAGAAATATATAATGTTTGGCAAATAGAGTTATGGCCTGGTAGAGATCATATTAATAAATTGAGCACTCTTACACTATCTAGGGATAATAAATTAGACCAGCAAACGTATATAAAAAGGTACGAAAGTACTGTAGTTTTTTTTGGACTTAAATATACTAATAACTATTATGAAGAAAAAGAAGAATTGGTTGGTGTTAATAGTGGAGCACAATGTGGATTAAGATTATACAGATCAAGAGGATTATGGATAAATTCTAAACACAGAGGGTTGGGTGGTGCAAAAGACCTACTTAATGTTGTCATTGAAGAGGGTAAAAATCGTGGGTGTAATAGAATCTGGTCACTTCCTAGAAAAAATTCTTTATATGCTTATGAAAAAGCAGGGTTTAAGAAACAAAGTGATTGGATCGAAGATGATGTTGATTTCGGACCTAATTGTATAGTAACTAGACCAATAGATTTATAAATATAAAAAAAAGGATTATAATATGGCCACTCCAACAACAAAAGCAACTTTAAAGAGTTATTGCCTACGGAATCTTGGTTATGGTGTTATAGACATCAATATATCTGATGATCAAGCAGATGATCGACTTGATGAAGCATTACAATATTTTTCTCAATACCATTATGATGGTGTAGAAAAGATGTTTCTTAAACATCTCATTACGACAGCAGATGTTACACGTGCTAGATCAGATACTTCTGAAACAGCAACAGATACAGCAGATAATAGTGTAACAGCAACATGGAAAGAAGGTGACAATTGGATACCTCTTCCTAGTTCTGTTATTTCTGTTGTACAGGTTTTTCCTTTTGAAGAATCTGCAACCAATAATATGTTTGATATCCGATATCAATTGAGATTGAATGACCTGTATGATTTGTCTACTACTTCAATTATACATTATGATATGACAATGAAGCATCTGGATTATTTACAGCATATTCTTGTGGGTGAAGTACCAATTCGATTTAATGAACATAAGAATCGTCTTTATCTTGATATGGATTGGGAAAATGATATAGAACCTGATGTTGATTATATTGTAGTAGAATGCTGGAGAAAATTAGATCCAACAACGTATACTGATATCTATGATGATATGTTTTTAAAAAGATATACAACAACACTACTTAAACGACAATGGGGCTCAAATCTCAGTAAGTTTGGTGGTGTTGCTATGTTGGGTGGAGTTACTATGAATGGAGAAACTATATACACTCAGGCAATAGAAGAACAACAAAGACTTGAAGAGCAGATTCAATTAGCATATGAATTACCACCTATGCATATGATAGGGTAAATTATGGCAGTCAATTCATTCTTTCATACTAGTGGTGCCACGGCAATCGCTGCCGAACAAAGTTTGTATGCTGATTTGGTTACAGAAGCAATTCAGATTTTTGGACATGATGTATATTATCTAGATCGAACCCTCACTGCCGAAGACTCTTTATTTTTTACAGATGATCTTGCAAAATTTACTACGCAAGCAAAAATAGAAATGTATGTAGAAAATTCTGAGGGGGGATTTGCTGGAGAAAAAGAATTAATGTCTCAATTAGGTTTACAGAATCTAAGTGAGATTACTTTTGTTGTGAGTAAAACTAGGTTTCAGGATTTAACAAAACAAATTACAATTGAAGCTGGAACAGATACTTTAAGTGGTTCTATATTATTAGAAGCAGGAAGTTTGGATAGTACGGTAGTAGATATTAGTGGTTCATTTGAAAGTGGTTTTATAATTTCAGAAGCAACTTCAACGGATTCTGATAGACCCTTAGAAGGTGATTTAGTTTACCATCCAACTTTAGATAAGGTGTTTCAAATTAATTTCGTGGATCATGATGATCCCTTTTATCAACTGGACAACAATCCAGTATACAAATTAAATTGCAGATTATTTGAGTATAGTTCTGAGATTATAGATACAGATATCGCTGCAATCGATGCGATAGAGACAGATCTTTCGATAGATGCTCTTAGTTTTCAGATGACTTTAGAACAATCATCTGCTGTAAACGAATATCTAAGAATGGAGATTGGTGGAGATCAAGGACTTCTATTAGAAGAGACTGCTGGTGATTATCTTACGGGTGAGAATGATTCTAGTGGTGTTGGTGAAAGTATTATACTTGAGAATCCAGCAGATAGTGGTGATGATGCCTACTTACTTAATGAAGATTATGTAATAGGTGATGTGAGTACAGAAACAACAGCCCAGAACGAGTTATTTGATTCGTTAGATGATACAATATTAGACTTCTCCGAAAGAAATCCTTTTGGTGATGCTGGAGGTACATAATGTTAGGACAACAATTCTATCATGAAACAATGCGAAAAGTAGTTGTCGCATTTGGAACAATATTTAATAATATACATTTGGTTCGTAAAGATAATGATGGGAACATTATTCAGACAATGAAGGTTCCTCTTGCTTATGGACCAAGAGAGAAATTTCTTGTCCGTTTGCGAGAGGATGCAGATCTTACTAAACAGGTTGCAGTAACTTTACCTAGAATTGGTTTTGAAATAGCAAATTTATCATACGATTCTGCTAGAAAATTAAATCGTGTTCAGAGAATGAAAAAGGTAAAGGGAGACAAAGCTAGTCAATTAGACACACAATATATGCCTGTTCCCTATAATTTAGAATTTACTTTATATATTATGGCAAAACAATCTGATGATGCCTTGCAAATTGTAGAACAGATTTTACCCTACTTTCAACCAGATTATACAGTAACAATTAATGACATGACCGATATGGGAATAAAGAGAGATGTTCCTTTAGTATTAAATAGTGTTGCTTATGAAGATAATTATGAAGGAGAATTCCAAGCAAGAAGGGCATTAATATACACTTTGTCTTTCACTGCCAAGTTTTATCTATACGGTCCTGTAACATCCACCAAGGTTATTAAAACAGTTCAAGTGGATCAATTCACAAATCTGCCTGATCAATCCCCAAAACGTGAGCAAAGATATACTGTGTCTCCCTCTCCTGCAACTGCTGATGCAGATGATGATTTTGGGTTTAACGAAACTACATCATTTTTTAGTGATGCAAATACTTTTAACCCCGAAACTGGGGAGGATGATTTAGGAGGATAAATGGAAGCGCTGACAGAATATTGGCACCAAATATTGTTCTTAATAGGAGCAATAATCGTAGCTGTTAGATTAGAATCAGAAGTTAAATCTAACAGAAGAGATTTAAATGCGTTGACAAAAGAGTTAGATCGTAGAGATACATACGTGGAAAGTGTTAAACAGCGGTCTGAAATAGATATTCATGGAAAACAAATTTCTAGTCTTTGGGAATTTGTAAATAAATTGAGAGATAAGATGAATGGTGGACCACTCTAGTAAAAAAAATATAGTATCTCAACGAGAACAATGGACAGATGGCACAAATAAAAAATTAACTGTTGAAGAAAAAATAATAAAAGCAACGGTCAGAATGGCCATAAATTTAGACATTTCTCCTCGGTGTACTTTGTCTTGCCCACGATGTAGAAGGAAAGATTATAAAGATGCTGGTATTCCAATTCCAGGTCATGATCTTTCTATAACAGATTTTACTAAAATAATAAAACATTTTAGGAGAATTTTATTTTGTGGACAAATCTCTGATCCAATTATACATCCCAAATTCCATGAATTTTTAGAATTATCAGCTCTACCAATATATTCTCCTTCTCATATAACTGTAGCAACAGCGGCATCTCATAGACCAATATCATGGTATAAAAAAGCATTTGAATTAAATCCCAAAGCATTGTGGAGATTTGGTGTAGATGGTTTACCAGAAGAAAGTTGTTTATATAGAATAAATCAAGATGGAGAAAAGTTATTCGAAGTTATGAAAATGGGTGTGTCTATGGGAATTAGTGTTGAGTGGCAATATATTGTTTTTAATTATAATGAAAATCATGTGGAACAAGCAAAGAAAATGGCACTGGATAATAATATTTCTTTTATGACAATGTATTCTTCAAGATGGAAAGGCGAAGAAGACCCATATCAACCCACTAATAAAGAAGATTATATAAGTAATAAATATTTTAGTAGTAGTAAATATAATAAGAGAAATTCTTTTTATGCAGAAGAAGTTTGGTTAAATAACAGTTCGTTAGGTCCGTGGGCATGGTAAAATTAACTCCGAAATGCCTTTCGGGGAAGGGATATGGATATAGTGCTCAAGGATATATAGTGCCGTGTTGTTGGTGTGATCCACGTGAAACGCATCAAAATAGGCAAGTAAGTAATGAGGCTAAAGAAATTAAAGATATGTTTTTTAAAGAGCATCTTAAATTAACTAACGTAGACAGTATAAATGAAATTTTAAAGTCTGAAGAATGGAAAGGTTTTTATGATGCTCTTATTGATAATAATGGAGATAATGCTTTAGAGGTTTGTAAGAGGTATTGTGGAACAACACAAAGTACTAAATTGAAAGAAGAATTTAAGTCAAAATTAGAAGAACAGGATAATGGCCTTCGGTCATATGACCATTCTACTGGAATAAAAGTTCGATTTAGGGGATAAGAATGAATAAAAAAATAGATATAGAATTGGGAGTTGTACAAGATCCTTTACAACAAGAGGTAACAGATTATAAAGTTAAACCTGGAAGTATTTCAATGGGTGTTGGATGGCCAGTAAAAGTAAACCAAGAAGAGGATATGGAGAAAGATTATGAATACCAAAGAGAGAATTTCTACAAATTGGTGGAGCGGGGGAGCGTGGCCATTGACGGCATCCTTGAACTTGCAAAAGAAGGTGAGCACCCCAGAGCATATGAAGTGGCAGGACAACTCATCAAAAATGTTGCAGAGGTTACTGAAAAACTTGGAGACTTACAAGAGAAAATGAAGAGACTTAAAGATGTGCCAGATAATGCTCCCAAAAATGTAACCAATGCATTATTTGTTGGTTCAACTGCCGAATTACAAAAAATGATTAAAGGTAATGATGAATAAATCCTATTGCGGTTTGCTTTTTTACGAAATTTATAGTGAAAATACAGGTTGTTATAATGTGTGTTGTTTAGGAGCTCCTGATAATCATCTTGAAAAAAAATTTAAAACAAAAGATGTTACTCCATTTGAATTTTTTCTTTCAAAAGAAATGGATGAAATACGAGAAAAGGCATTAAAAGGAGAACTTATAGAGGAATGTCAAAAATGTTATGAAGAAGAAAAGTCTGTAGGTAATTCTAAAAGATTGCTGGCTAACAAACAAGGGCGATGTATTCCTCCACCAACTAAAGTTGGAAAGGTAACTCTTAAATTACGAGCATTTGGTAATTATTGTAATTTAAGTTGTATTTCGTGCCACCCCAGTAATTCTACAGGAAGAATAAAAGAGTTAACAGCCACAGGACAGTTAAAAGATAAATCATTAAATCTCTGGGATTTCCGTGATCCTTCTGCCAAAAGAATAGGTTACAAAGAATGGCAAGCGACAAGAAAAGATATTTTAGATAATATAGATAAAGTTGAGGCCATACACTTACAAGGAGGAGAACCATTACAAATACCTCATCATTGGCAATTACTTATGGAAGATATTTCAGATGCTGATGCAAAAAATATTCATTTACGTTATAATACAAATTTGACAAAATTAGAATATAAAGATTATACAATTTATGACCTTTTTGAAAAATATCGTCAAGTTGACTTTTCTGTTTCTTGTGATCATTTTGGAGATAAATTACATTTCATGAGATATCCAATAGATGTGGAGGAATTTGAAAATAATTTACTTGAAGCATGGCCGTATATAAGTAACATAGCATGTACAGTGCAACTTTTAAATGTAAATGATTTAGTGGAAATAAGAGAGTACTATGAAAGTAAATTTAAAATTCCAGTTATTACTACAGGTATTGTTAACAATCCAACATTTATGAACATACGGCATCTTCCAAAAAAATTTAAAGAAAAGTTAATAAATAAATATAAAGATAATGATTCAGGCAAATTTCAATATGATGAAGGTATTCATCAAAAATGGCCAAGGGATTGGAATGATCCGAATTTCGATGCGCCTAACCTTTTTGTTAACAACTTGAAGAACAGAGGAAATACGGATCAGTTAATAAAAGGATTTCAGTATTTGGACACTCTAGGAAAACATAGAGGTATAGATTGGACAAAATTGTGGTGTGATGATTTGGCACCATTAAGAGAAACATATTATGAATTAACAGGAGTTAAATAAATGTCAGGTAGTGGAGTTTATCTGGGAAATCCTAATCTCAAAAAAGCAAATGTTCAACAGAATTGGACAAAAAAAGAGATTACAGAATATACTAAATGTATGGAAGATCCTATATACTTCATACAACATTTTGTAAGGATTGTTAATATAGATGAAGGACTTGTTCCTTTTAATATGTATGATTTTCAAAAAGATATGGTGAATACTTTTCATAATAATCGTTTTACGATTTGTAAATTACCTAGACAATCTGGAAAATCAACTACTATTATTGCTTATCTTCTTCATTATATACTATTCAATCCTACAGTAAATGTTGCAATTCTTGCGAACAAAGCTGCCACTGCTAGGGATTTATTAGGAAGACTACAACTTGCATATGAACATTTACCAAAATGGTTACAACAGGGAGTAATGACATGGAACAAAGGAAGTTTAGAACTTGAAAATGGTTCTAAAATTTTGGCATCTTCTACTTCTGCTAGTGCGGTGCGTGGCGGTTCTTATAATATTATTTTCCTTGATGAGTTTGCTTACGTTCCTGCTAATGTAGCAGAACAGTTTTTCAGTTCCGTGTATCCTACGATATCGTCAGGACAAACTTCCAAAGTCATGAT